ATTAGCTAAGAATATTGCTTTTGATACAGCGCAAGAAGTTGGTGGTGAGTCTACTCACACTTTGACGCAAGAAGAATTGGCTGAGCATAAGCACCATGCTGTGAATCCAGGAACTGGCGGCAATTTTGCCCCAAATTTAGACGCAGAAAAAACGATGCACTATTCCGCTAGCGGTAACATGGGTGACTCTGCATATTATTTAACTGGTGACACCAATACTCCAGATCGAGGCCTTACTGGCTCTGTCGTAGGTGATACAGGTGGTGCTGTAACGGCTGGCCAGGCACATAACAACTTACAGCCATACATAACTACTTACATCTGGAAACGCACAGTATAGGATTAGTCAATGCCATTTGAAACTGATAAAGGCGGTGGTTTTAAGATAGATGCTTCTGATCTTCTAAAGACTGGCGTATATCCAGAACGATTTGATAGACAGATTCCATTTTGGGAAACTGTAAACGGTGTTCAGTATACCGAGTTTGGTATGCGAAGAAAGGCTGGACGAGAAATTGTACATGATTACAAGATAGCTCCACAAAGCTCTAACACTCCAATGAGAGGAATTACAGCAACTAGAGAATTTAATACAAAGGTTGCTTATTTAGGTGATCTTAGAAATATATATTCGTATGTATTGAGTGATCCTTTAGCTACTCCAGCATTATCCTCATCCTTTAATACTGTAGGCACTGGATATAACCTTCTTCGCACATCTGCTGGAACGGAGTGGGATTCAGGTCAAGAAATAGAAATAGCTTCTGCTGTTATGAGTTTTGGAACATTATCCATAACTACAGTTAATCCTCACGGATTAATTTCTGGCATTCCATTTTCTCTTTCGGGATTAGGATTTACAGCTCCTGAAATAGATCCAAATGGAGATCACGTTGCTACCTATCCAACAGGTGTTGCGCCAGTAAGCCCGACAACAATCAATGTAGGTGGTGTTGGTAGTTTAAGTGATTTTGCTACTTATACCGTTAGTGCAAGTTCAAAAGTAATATTAGGACAAACTAACTGGGACGCTTCAGAAACTTTTTGGGATGAAGCCGTAAACGAATCAGACCAATGGGATTTTGAAACTTTTGGCTCTTTTGTTGTTGGTGCGGCAGGATCGGGCAAGCCGGTAATTAAAAAGAACAATGTAAACTTTAATACGTTCTACAACGATCAAGTCAGTGGCGCAACAATATTATCAACTAACAGTGGGGGTACAGGTTACGCTGTCAATGACACAATAACAGGTATGACTGATGGTGGAGCCCCAGCAAACACTTTTGCCATTAAGGTTACAGAAGTTGTTGGTGGTGTTATAACAGCGTTTGCAATAACAAACTTTGGTTCAGGAATATCTAGCGGGCAAGTAATAAGTCTGGGTACGACTAGCGGAGGCGGTAGCGGGTTTACTTGCACAGCAACAGTTCCTAACATCGACTTTGATTCGCTAGAGTGTTTCCACCGTCAAGGCCCTCACATGCTTGCGTTTAACTACACTAAGGGCGCTGTAGGTTACAGTACAAGCTTTGCATGGTGTAGCGCAGATAACCTAGACGACTGGGTAGGGACAGCAACAAACACTGCTGGTAGCTTGTTAATTCGTGAAGCAGAGACTCCCATTCGTTGCGTTACTCAGTTAGGTAATGGATTAGCGGTTTACACAGAAACTCAAATGTTTGTAGTTAACTATGTTGGCCTGCCTAACATCTTTGGCTATCAAGTAGCGTTAGAAGGTAGTGTTGGAGCAGTGTCTCCTAATTCAGTTGTTTCTGTTGGTCGTAAAAACTACGGCGTAAGCAGAGATGGATTCTTTGTTACTGATGGAGCTTCTGTGCAAATGATTGGCCGTGAAAGCGGAATGAACCAGTTCTTTAGAGATAATGCAACTTCAAACGAACTAGCTCAAGTTTACGGTTTTGATAACTCAAAAGAAAATGAAGTTGTTTGGGCCGTTCCTTTAAATGAATCAACAATAACTAAAGAAATATATTACAACTATAAGACTGGTCAGTGGGGAATGCGAGACCAAACTATATCTTGCTATTTAGATAGGGGTATATTTCATGATGCTTTGTCGGCAGATTCTATTGGCAACTTCTATAGAGAAGGTAGTGTCCCAACGCTAACTAATTCTAGCGTGTCTGCAATTACTAAAGCTCACGATCTTAACGATGCTGATCGTATTAAAGAAATATCAGCTATCCGAGTAGGTAAAGAGGGAGCTGGAAACCCAACACTTTCTGTAGGGTTCTCAAGCACTATTGATGCCACTCCAACATTCTTACAAAAAGATAGTTTTATCATTGACGACACATTTAAAAGCTTCCCAATTAGAGCTGCCGGTCGATACATTACCATTAAGATCGAAAGTGATGGCTCTGCTGACAACTGGACAATTACTAACCTAGTGGTTCAAGGTCGAATGGAAGGTGAGCGATAATGGCTAATCTTCCAGCAGACTATAACAGGCCGGTACTTGAGGACGAGCTAAGAAGGCTTAATCAAAGAATTGATGACATGAAGACGTTGTTGACCTTTATTCCTGTTGTTGCGCCTGTTGTAGATCCCAAGATCGGCATGATTATGTATGCTGATGGTGAAGAGAATAATTTTAACGGTCACAGGGGTAGAGGGCTTTACCGCTATGACTACTTAAACAAGGATGTTGACAACGATTTAGGATGGATTAGGTTTGCAAGCGCTGACACAGAACCTTACGTTTTAACAGGCAATACTGGCGAGACTCATGTCTATGATTACTTGTCTGACTTTTTGCTTGTAAAGCACTCAAGAACATCAAATGGCACATGGACTGTTGCCTTGCCAGATCCAAGCGTACAGAAATACAGAACAATTAGGATAGTGTCTGATGATTCTACAGACGCTAACCATAAAGTTGCTCTTGACCCAGGTGCGTTTACAATAGATGGCAGCACAGCAGATTACGAGATAAACAGGAACTTTGAAGGTGTCACTTTGTTTAGCGACAGTGCAAACTGGATAATAATACAGGCGAAAGACAAGTAGCGAGAGAGAGATGAACCCAGTAGTAGCAGATATAAAGAAAGAATGGGATTGGGTAGGATTTGGAATAAATGAAATCCTTAATCAGTTTCATTGGTTTGAGTACAGGGCTGAAGATGTTTACTCAGCCTGCGTAAATGGATCGGCAGTATTGTATAAGACCGATGATGGCTTCGCGATATTTGTAATAGAGATTCACCCTTTAACAGAAGAAAGAACATTCTTGTGCTGGCTTGCTGGAGGCAAAGGAAAAGGTCTAGGATTGGTTAAGCAGCACTTTGATTTCTTTTGTGAAGAAGGAAGACGAATAGGATGTACAAGATTTAAAACAAGAACAGCCATAGATGGATTAGATAGTATGTTTACAGGTATGGGGTTTAGATGTGATATGAGAGATTTTAGTTACGATTTAGCGGATAAATCCGCATTAGGAGAATAGCATGGGCGGCGGCGGAAGCACACCATCAAATACAACAACAACAAGTAAACCATTTCCAGCGCAGGAAAAGGCTTTAACTGAATTATTTGGAATGTCTCAAGCTGCATTTGATGCTGGCCCACAACAATTCTATCCAGGTCAGACAGTAGCAGATCAAGGCTTTAATACTATAGTTGGTCAACAACTAGGTCTTGATGCTGCCGGTATTCAAGGCGGACTTGGAATGCAAGCTGCTCAGAACTTGAGTGCAGCGTTCGATCCTAACTCAGCGCAAAGCCAAGCGGTCATTAACCCTTTAGTTGCTAATTTACAAAGCCAGATCCTTCCTGGAATTGGCAGTCAAGCTATCCAACAGGGTGCATTTGGCGGTGATCGACAGCGCATCCAAGAGCAGAGTGCTGCTGAGTCTACAGCAGGAGCCGCTACACAGGCTATATTGCGTAATCAACAGAATGCCATTCAGAACCTTGGCAGCGTCCAGAGCGGCCTTTTAGCGCCTGCTAGGACTGTATCTGCCGTTGGTGCTCAGCAGAATGCTTACGAGCAAGCTCTTATTAACGCTGATAGAGATCGCTTTAGATTCGAGCAAGAAGCTCCTGAAACTGCACTTGACCGATTGGGTAGCCGTATTAGCGGTATCAACCTTGGTCAGATTAGTAATACTTCTAGCAGTGGTGGTGGTGGTGGTAATAGCGCAGCTACAGCAGCGGGTGGTGCACTGGCCGCTTACGGTTTATTTGGCGGAGGTGGATCGTAATGGGTTTTAGTCCTACCAGATCATCTAATAAGAAAACACCCCTAGTGTTGACTGACATGCAAAAGCAGTATGAGGCTGAAACTGGCAGCACAATGTTTTCTCGGCCAAAAAATCAATCTGCGGGTCGCAACCCTCAAAAAAGAAGCGATGAAAAAAAAGCTTATGCTTCTTGGGCAAATGCGACTGCTGGAATGGAAGCAGGGAAAGACAGATTTAACCAGATGATGGCTAATCGTAGCCAGAATCCTGTATTAGGTCAGACTCAAGCAGGAATGAGTGGCTTTGATAAGTTCCAAGCAATGCAGGCTGCAAGAAGCGATGCTACAAATTCTTATAATAATAGCAAACTTGATTTATTTGATCCCCGTGGCGGAATTGGCCGTCTTGTACATAAATTAAATAACGAAGGAAAGCTATTTACAAATACTGCTGTAAACCAACAACCAGGCTACGATAGGTTCCAAGCAGCAATGGGAGCTAACCCACTTATTCTCCAGCAGCTACAGATGGGGCAAAGACAAATGGGGCCACAATTTAATGCCTTTGGTTTTGGCGCACAGCCAGGATTAAGCGCTCAAGGTGGTCAAGGTGGCAGTATGCTTGCGAATATGTCTAGTCAAGGTATGAACCAGCTTGCAGCAGGTCAGCAAAATAACCCAACAATATTTAAAGCGAAGTCTTAATGTTTAAATACTTTAAGTTAGAAGATTTTGATTGCCAAGAAACAGGCGTTAACGGTATTAATGTTGAGTTTGTTTCAAAGCTAGATGAGCTAAGGGAGGCCTGCGGGTTTCCTTTTATCATTACTTCTGGTTATAGAGATCCTAGTCACAGTATTGAGGCTAAGAAGTCTAAACCTGGAACTCACGCTCAAGGCATTGCAGCAGATATAAAAGTAACAGGTGGAGCGCAAAGAATGGCAGTTGTGGAACACGCTGTTAAACTAGGCTTCACAGGAATAGGCGTGGCAAAGAGCTTCGTCCATGTTGATATAAGAGAAACCACACCAGTATTGTGGTGTTACTAATAGGATAATATTATGGCCCCTTGGCTAATACCAATACTTTTAGGCGCTGTTGGTGGCGCAGCATCAAATCCAGATGATCGCCTTAGAGGCGCATTACTTGGTGGAACTTTAGGTGCACTTACTGGCGGTTTAGGTGCTGGCGCAGGAGCCGCTGCGAAAGCAGGTGGTCAAGCCGCAGTGCAAACAGGTAGTCAAGTCGCAGCAACGGAAGCAGCTAAAAGCCTAGCACTTCAAGAGGCTTCTAAACAAGCTGCCTTAGAGTCAGCTAAACAGGTAGCAGCTAAAGAGGTTGCAACAGAAGCAGCCAAGCAAGCAGCAACAGAGACAGCCAAGAACGTAGCAGCAGAAGAGGCAACCAAGCAGGCAGTAACAGAAACTGTCAAAACTGGCGGCAACCAAGTATTTAATGCGGCTGATTTAGGAGCTAATGTAAACCCTTCAACCAGTGGCTTTAACCCATCAATACAAGCTCCAAAACCTACTGGGCTTGAGAATATTGCTGAAATATCCGCTAACACCACAGAGGTTAAGCCAGGATTGCTTGATAGTTTTAGAGGCAATGACCTTGGTGTATCACAAAACCCTGGAGCTACTTATAATAGTCAGGTTCCGCAAAGTCAAATGGGTCAAAGCGCTCAATCTGGCGGACTTGATTTTGGTCAAGCTGGTGAAAGATTTGGCACAGCGGTAAAAGAAAACCCTATGGAGACAGCGCAGTTTACTTCTCAAATGTTAGGCGGAGATAAACAGCAGCAACAAGCAGCACCAGTATATGCAGCTCCTATAGAGCAAAACTTTAATGCTTCCCGTCCACCTTCTGTAGAAGAAAGGCTAGCAATGACTGGTGGCAACGAGCCTTCTTTCGTTCCTAGAGGTTTATTTGAAGAGGAGAGATCTGTACTGGATGATGAAGAGCGATTAAGAATAATGAACCAACAATTTAGATCGGCGGGACTAGTATAATATGGCTATCCAAGATGATGATTTTCAAAAAAGACTTAATGAGGCTTTGGGTATGTTTGGTCAAGCTCCTACTGATATACCAGTGCAAGCTGTAGATCCAGTTAGAGTAGAACGACTTGAATTTGAATCACCTCAAGGTGCTCCTGTAGCTTCTGTAGCTCCTCCCGCTTCTGTGGCTCCTGATAATGATCCTCGCTTGCAAGTAATGATAGCGAAGCAAAACGCATTAAGGGAAAACGCTTTAGCTCAACAAGCTCAAGCCGCAGAGACAGCTAAAACAATTGCACAACGTCCAAGACAGCGCTTTCTAAACGAAGGTCAAAGCTTCATGGATGCGTTTAAGAATCCAGGAGCAGGTCAGAGACAGTTTGCCCTTAACGCAGGGCTATCTTTACTTTCTAGCGGTGGCACTCAGGATCTATCTCAGCGTATTGGTCACGCTTTAGGTGCTGGCGTACAAGGTATGCAAGGCGCTCGTCAAGCAGAAATTGATTCAAGGGCGAAAGAAGCTCAAGCTCAACAAGCAAGGCTTGCTGGCGAGGCTGGTATCATAAAGCAAGACATGAGCTTTGATGATCAAAGAGCGGCGTATAAAGCTAATCAATTAGCTGCTGCTGCTGCTGTAGAGCAAAGGAATTACGACAGAAGTCAAGATGCGTTGGCTCAAGGAAATACCGAAAAGGCTAGAAAAATTGCTCAAACGAATCTAATAGCAAAAACAGTAAGAGATGATAGAGTTCGAGAAGAAGACCGAGTAATAGCCGCTAAGAACCAACAAGACAATCTTCTTCAACAAGCAATAACTCAACAGGGAATTCAAGATAGATTTGACATTACAGAGCTAAGGTTGGGCAAGCAGAAGCCTAGCTCACAGCTTCAAACGATTAATGAGATAGCTACATTACGAGAAAATGGTGAAACTGAAAAAGCTAATGCTCTTCAAGCTTATTACAACAAGCTAACAGCTTTAAGCACCACGAACCAAACTGTAGATGCGGATGGCAATGTAACAGGTTACGTAACTACTCAGAAAGTTCCTACATTCACTGTTAATGAAGGCGAGAACCCAATAAGTCTTAAAAAGTTAGCGGAAGGGCTTTCTTCTGGCGATGCAAAACTTATAAACGCTGAAAGAGAAAAGTTTCTGGCATCCTCTAAAGGCGAAGTTTCGATGGCCGAGTTTGAGGGATTGTTGAATAGCGGCTTAAAAACTGGCCGAGCTTTTACAAGTGGAGTAGCTACACTGGAATCTGGTGCAGTTGATTTAATGCAAAACACCGGTATCGGCCTGCCCTTTTACTCCCAAGACGAAGAGTTGCAATTAGCGGATCAAGTAGGTATGCGAGAGGCTGCTATAGCTTTGTCTAGCCAGATGGGTGCTGAAAGACTTGAAATGTTTGGCGGTAATGATAGTGAGCGAGAGCTTTTGGTTGCATTAGCTATGGCTCCAGGTATTGATAAGAGTGTTGCTGGTAACAGACGTATCATAAGAAATAATAAAATTGCCTTTCAAATCTTACGTAGTAAAGTAAATCTTATGCAGAGCTGGTCTGCCAACAATGGAGGACTTTCCAATTTAAATGAAGATGGGAAAAGCTTTCAAGACGAGTGGTCTAGCTATCAAACAAGAAAATTTAAAGAGCTTGGTGGCGATCTAGATTCCAAAGATATAGATACAGCCTCTAGGAGAGCAGGCGAATCAGCCGTAAATGTTTATAGAAGCAAGAAGGGGCTTGACTCAGGATTATCTACCGATGCTTATGGCAATGAACCATCCGCTATAGAGTCGGCTACTGGCAACCCTGTGTTAAGATCTGTAGTACAAGATATTATTAACAAATCTAAAACTGGGAATTAATTTAATGCCACAAGATAATCAAATACCGTTTGCAGATGTGTCAACAATGACGGATGAAGATATGGCTGTAAGAGCGTCAGAAGATGAAGTTATTTCAGCGTTAGATGGATCTACAGATAACCCTTTAGCTCAGATTGCTGAGATGAAGGCTTTGCAAGAATCTTCTTTGCCTATAGGAATGAGTAGCACTGAAGAGCTGCAACGCCCAATCAATGTAGTTGAGGATGATTTTGATCCAGTAAACAATGAAGATAATGCTTACGCAGTGGGTTCAGCTCTTGATTCAGTTGGACAGTGGATTGTAAAAGCTGAAGCAGATGGCAGAACCAACACTCCTGATTTTAAAGTAATGGTTAATGAGTGGGAGAGATTAAACGAGCAAGCTGAAGGAATTCAAGAAGTCTTCGATGCGCGTGACGCTATTGATAGACCTGAGCAGTTTGATGAGATCTTTAACGCAGCGGCAGAAGTAAGCCCGCAAGAGAGTGGCGGTCTCAAGGATTTCGGTAGATCTGTTGGTGGTGGTGTTTTAAAGGCTGGCGTTGGTCTTGGGCAGATGGCTCTTGGTGGTGCTGAAGCCGTTGGAATTCCTGGTGCTGGCGAGCTTAACGAAGATTACACGTCATTCTACGATAGAGCTTTTGAAGAGATTGATCGTAGAGGTTCTGATAATCCTTTAACTTCATCAATTGGCGATGTTGGTGGGATGATAGCTCCTTTAGTTCTTAGCCCGATCTCAGGAGGCAGAACTATGCTTCCAACAATGTCTACCAATCTTGCGAACATTGGAGCTGTAAAGACTGGACAGCTTGTTAAACAAACTGCTGATCTTGCTGCCCTTGAAGCAATTCTTTTTAAAGATGCAGAAGAGGATTCTAGCAGAGCTGAAGACGCATATGCTGGCGGTAAGCTTGGTCTAGCAACAACTGTTGTTCTTAACCGAGCAGGAGCTGCGGCGGGGCTTATGGGTCGAAGTGAAGCTGGCAAAATGGTCACTAAAGAAATTGGAGATCTTTCAAAAAAGTTTAAAGTGCCGACAACTTTGGGTGAGGCCAGAAACTCAAGAGGATTACAAGTAGTAGAGTCAATCTTAGATCAGGTTCCAGTTATAGGTATGTCTGGGTTTAGAAACCAACAATTAGTTGCATTAAGAGATGCGGCAGATAACATGGTTCGATCTATCGGCGGTGTGGTTGATGACGTTGGTACTACATTGCAAACTTCTTTAAAAAAGGTTTTAGATAAGAACAAAGCTGCAAGCGGTAAAGAATACAATGCGATAGGCAAGGTAATGGGTAGCCGTATTGTTCCCATGACTGAGACAGCAGCGGTAAGCCAAGCGGTATTAAAGCAGCTTAAAAGCAATAAGGATCTATTAGGAAAGAATCCAGCAGAAGCTGGAGCGCAAAGAGTTGCTGAAGCAACAACTAAGAAGCCAATCATGTCAATTATAGTTGACAGGCTTGGAAACTATATTCAAAAAGGCATTGATCCTGGTGCTCAAAAGACATGGAGCCAGTTACGAGAATATAGATCTGAGTTAGGCAAATCAATAACTCAAGCTCAGAATGCTGTAAAGAATGGCACAGGCAGCTTCGGTGAGGTTTCAGCTTTGACTCAAATAAAGAAAGCGGTTGAAAAAGATCTTGAGACTGCTGCATTAGCTGCTGGAGACGATGTATTTAAAATGTGGAAGAAAGCGGATGCAAATTACAAGTCAAAAGTAATTCCATTTCAAAAAGGAGCATTAAAGCGATCTCTTACTGAAGGCATCGACACTGATACAATACTTGCAAGCTTTATTAAGCAAGACAAAGCGTTTGGTACAGGAACCGCAAGAGCACAACAGCTTTTTGCAAATACCGAAAAAGGTGGGCAGCAAGCTGCAAAGTATTCCGTTCTTCAGGACGCTTGGACTAACGCATCTAAAAGCGGAGAATTTAACGCTCAACAGTTTGTAGGTCAGCTACAAAAGACTTCATCAGCAAGAAAGGTTATCTTTGATAAGGCCGAGCAAGACAGTCTTAACGGATTTATCAAGCTTGTTAATAGTATTCCAAGAGCGCAAGCTGGTCAGGCCATAGGCATGAATGCTCAGGCTAGACGAATACTTTCTGGCGGTGGTGTTAATAGGGGAGGAACATCTGCTACAGGGTTTGGTACTGCTGCTGCTGGAGCTGCTGGACTTGGATCTCTTACATCTTCGGCTGCTATACCTATAGTTGGAGGAGTGAAAGGTGTGAGTATACTTCTAACTACGCAAAAGGGCCGAGATATTCTCGCTCGATACCCTAAATCAATGCCAAATGATAGGCAGAAGTTTATATCTGAGGCTAACAGTGTGATAATGAATACTACTCGACAGTTTATTCAAAAAGCATCATTAGAAGATTAATTAACTCTTACGGCCTCTGGGAAGAATCTTATTTTCATTCTTCTTGGAGGCTTTTTTCTCCGAACCCTCCTTAGTATTGCTCCAGTCTATCCCGTCAAACTTCTTACTAAACTCTTCTCTGCCTATCTCAATAGGTCTTGGCTTTGATCCTTTACCCATTATCACTAGCCTCCTTAGGTTTGAAAATAATAACAGCCGATGGAAACGGCGCGTTTTCTTTAGCACCTCCGAACTTTAATCGGCCTTTGATAAATTCAATATCACCTTTCATAGCATAATCGTGCCACCATTTTGTGTCTGTCCTAGAAGGCACGAGACACACAACAGTGGCGTTGTTATAGACGCTAGACTCGTAAGCCTTCTGCATCCATTTACCGATTGAACGCCCATAGGGTGGATTCATCCAACAGGAGCCTGTCCACTCTTGCTCAAGGCCATTATCTTCCACAGTAAAAAAATTCTCGCATTTAGCGTTTGACGCACTAGCGCACACATCCAGCTTGAAGTTATGTTTTTGATTGTACGTATCAAAAAACTCATCCGGTGTGTACCAATCGTCAGTTTTACTCGAAAAATGAACACTCATTTAATATACCTCGTTTTGACTAGCGCTTTTTAGTTTTTAGCGTAAAGTGATGGATTGGTACTAACAGCACGAGTATAGTAGTTAAAATACTCCTCACCGTCTTCTTCATACATCTTTTCTAGCAGCTCAACCATTTTATTGGTGTACCAGATAGCCTTCTGCGCATCCTCTATGCAGTTTCCTTTGTTCATAAGCCTACCGCCAGTATATTTGATTACATTGCCGTGACAGTAGTCTATAGCGCCTTGTGTGCCAAGAACATCAACGATGTAGTCGATAGTTTCTATGTCGCCTTTGGTGTAGTGTGCTGGATGGTTTACGTTGTCAGTCATAATCTCTCTCTAATTAGTTAGTGGCTGGCTTTGGGGATAAGGTAGGCCAGCGCTACCCAAGGAGGTTCAACTCCCCAATGTCGTAAGTAAATCGTAATAATCTAAACTGTTTTTGTCTTCATCAAACTCAATACTAAACATCAATCTATGTTCTCCAAAGTTAATTACAGAATGATGCTGTTGCGTGTTAAGCAGGTAGTACGTAGATGGTTTGTACTCTAGCTCAATAAAACTGTTCACCATTGCAAGCGGCTCATTAGAGAATAAGCAGTGACTATTATCACCTCTTATCATCATATTTAAACTAGCGCCTCGGTTATCATCAATATGCCAGTTATAAATGTTTTTGCTTTTTATTAAAAGTATTGCTGCATTAAAAGTGTGCTTTTCGTAAAGTGATTTTAAAAAACCATCTTTTAAAAAAACAT